CGCTGTGTGCGCGGATGAGTTGTACTCGACGTTGGTGCCGCCGATCAACTCATTCCAGCCCAGCAACTCGTTGACGTTCTGCAGGTGGTTGGCCTGCTTGTCAGCGACGTTGTTCAGCGTGTCCTGCGGGGACAGGTGCAGCTTCTTGGCGCTGACCCGGCGCAAATCGTTGAACCGCTCGATGGTGACCTGGACCGGAGTGATGGTGAACGACAGCGGAGTGGGGCTCACGCCTTCGGTGGCCGCCGTCGCGTCGTAGGAAAATTCCTCGTAGCGATCAGCGGACAGGGTTTCGCCCTTGTTACGCGGCAACTTCCACTTCATGCCATAACGCGGGATGATCACGTACGCCTCGGTTGACTTGAGGGTACGCTTCATGTGGTAGGTATTACTGTCCGGCACTACCCCGGATTGGTATGCTTTAAAAGCCATGGTGTTGTCCTTTTGGCAAGGCCCGTCAGGTTCCCCCTCCAGGCCGTTGGCTACACGTCAAGCGAATCGAACAGGGCCTCGCCGGTCAACTCGCCAGCACCCCCACGGGTGCCGGTCTTGCGAGTCTTCGGTGAGCGATCCTGCAAGCGCCTGCTCCTTTGTTCCGCCAATTTCCTTGCCTGAGCGTCGTTGCCGTCATCGCCAGCATCGTCGTCATCGTCGGTTTCCTGAACGTATGCCTGTTCCAGATCCTTCTTGAAGTTGTAGAACACCTTGCCTTTGTCCACCTCGCTCATGCGGGCAATCTGCTGAACGCTCAAACCAATTGCATCCGCCCATCCGGGTAACAGGTGGGAACTGAGCATTTGGTTGGGAGTTACAAATTCATCAGCCCGCAGCGGTGGCCGCCACTTCATCTGATCACGAAACGTATCCAGTACTTCGATAACGTCATGCGCGAACATGCTTTGAGCTTGGGCTTGCAAGTCAGGGTGTGCCTTCAAAAAGCTGGCGAACTGCGGGTCGGCATTGATCTGCGCCGCCTCGCCATCCATACGTTCCAGAAGCCGCCGTTGTAACGAGGTGTCCACCACGTCATCATCGTCAGTTCTGGTCAAATTCGTGCGGTATTTCTTGGCGTCGGGCTCGACCGCCGAAGCGTAGGCCTCAAAGGCGTCCTTGAGTTCTGCCGCTTCGTCCGGGTAGTCCTCGCCGTGTTTCACAATCCAGTTATCCAGCGCCTTGCGGCGGGTCTGTAGATCGTCCCCTGGGCGGGTTGCGGTGGAGAAATGGTGAACCACTTCTTCCAGCTTCGACAACTTCCGCTGGGTCGGAGCCAACTGCCCGTGCAGGGCCTGATAACGGGTTTGCATTTTATCAATGGCCTGGTACATGCCGATCAGTTCGGTGACGGCGGCGTCGCGTTGATCCTCTGGAATTGTCTCAATCCATGCCGGCAATTCCGGCCCGGCCTCTTTGCTGGCCTTCGGATCGTCCGCTTGTTCGCCATCTTCATCGGCTGCGCCTTCCGGCTGTTCCTCAGTCTCGGTGTCGGCTTCCTCACCGTCACCGCCCTCGGCGCCTTCTTGGCTTGCCTCGTCAAACGCTGTGTCCAGAATGCCGTCGTCATCGTCCCGGGTGGCCCGGGAATCGCTCTCGACCATCCTGTTGAATGCATCCTCGTCGTACTGAGCCTGGGGAACTTCCTGCCCCTCGACTTCATCTTGCTTTGGCTTGCCCATTCCTTACTCCGGTTCTTCTGGCAGCGCTTTGTGAATCCGGGGCGCCGTGAACCCGTGATTGCCGCGCACATCAATCTCCTTAACGCTCTGCCGCTGCGGTAGATGCAGCAGCCGCTCAAGTTCCGCGATGCCCCCCAACTTCCGGTCCAGATCACGCAACTCAGCAGCCGGGTGTTCCCGCGCCCGGCGCAGTTCTAATAGCCTCTCTTGCGCCGCTTCCTGCACGGCTGCCCACGTTTCGCTTTCATGGTCTATCTTCGGTTTCATCATCAGCCTTCCAGCAGTTGCATCAGCACCGCATCCCCCGGGCTTACCTCACGCAAACGCGCGGCCAGCGCGGCGTTCTCGCTGGACAATCGGCAGTTCTGGCGAATCGCCCGGGCATTGTTGTCGCGCAGGCGCTGAATCTCCCGGTCCCGCTCGCGTAACAGGTTGACGGCATAACCGTGGCCGACCATCGCGTTGTCACGCTGTTCATGCGCCAATTGCAGTGGAGTCCTTCCCATCAGAATGAATCCCGCCCCATGTCAAGGTTGCGGTTGCGGTTGCGCTCGCGCTCAAGGCCAAGCCGCAGGTCCATGCCCTTGAGCAGTTCCTTGCTGTTGATCTCGCGCAGTTTGAGCGCCGCGTTCAGGTCCACATCGCCCTCGCGCTCCCGGCGCCGTTCCTCGATCTGCGCCAGTTCGATCTCGCCAGCGGCCAGCGCGCGCAGTTCCGCGGACTCAAGTTCCATCATCTTCTCCTGCAGCTTGCGCACCTGGCCTATGTCCTCCAGCTTCAGCTTCTCCATGGCAATGACATGCTCCAGGTCCGGCCCCTGCTCAGGGCCTTGCTGCAGCTTCGCCTCGATCTCCGCTGCCTCGGCATTGGCCTTGCGGGCCTTGCCCTGCTTCTCGGCCAGTTCCGCCTGCTCCATCGGCGATGGCTCGGCCTGTTTCAAAGCCTCGTATTCGTCGTCGGAAATCACCAGGCTGTCCACATCGGCCTCGGATACCTTGACCAACTCCTTGTACAACTCGTAATCCTTGGAGAACGGCTGGAAGCGCGGGTTGTCGGACAGCGCGGCGATGACCTGCAGGTGCTGGGCCTGCATGTCCTTGTTTACCAGCCGGGTCGCGCCATGCGCCACGATCTCGAAATCGCCCTTGATCGCATCGTCCGGGTGATAGGTCATGTTCCAGTCGTACAAAGCCTCAAGCGCCGGGATCATCACGTCATCGTCCCACCGTTGAGCAACCATCCGTTGATGCACGGTCTGGGCGTTCATGAGCATCGCCAGCCCGGAAGCGGTCGTGACCGGCTCGGTCGGCTCGCCCTGAGCCATCACCGGGAAATTGGTCTCACGCTGGGCGTGCTCAATCGCCCGCTCGTTAATCGCCATCAACTGGTCAATGCGCGGGTCAATCTGGACCACCTTGATAACCTGGTCCATGTTCTTGAAGTCGGGAAACTCGGTGGTGTCCACCTCGAACTGCTTGAGCCCGCCATCAATGTTGTTGTCGCCATCCAAAGGTCTTAGCGCCCCGGACAGGCGGATCACCAGCGGCCCGGCGCTGATCGCCGCGTTGTGCAGGACCATGTGCCAGGACGCATCAATCACAGCCTGGGAATCGCGTACCTGGTCGGGCACCCCATAGCCAAAGATGGACGATTCGCTTTCCTGGTAGCACATGCCGTAGAACGGCAGCCGGTCGGTTTCCTCCATCGGCGTGATCTTGACCTTGATCACGATGCCCTGGCTCATCCACACCTCGGCCATGGTGCTGCGGCTCAGGTCATCCTCGTCAGCCGTTTCCGGTATCTCCATCTCCCCAAGCTGGGCAAGCGTGGCATTCGGCACCGGCCCGAAATACCGCCACATCGAATAGTTCTTTGCCTCGTGCTCGCTCAGCAGCCCCTCGACACTACGCCGCTTGGCCAGGCGTGACTTGAGCTCGCCGTGATCGGGCTTGAGTTTCAGCAGCACGTCTATCTGCTCGCCCATGAACCCGGGCCAGCGCTTCAGCTTCTCAACGCGCGACGGACTCATTGACTCCCACAGCCAGGCCCATTCCGCGATGTCCAGGCTCTCCGCGTCCTCCGGATAAAACGCCAGCGGGTCCACGAACGCAAAGTCCGGCTGGGTGTCCTCCTGAATCTCCTTGGTCCACTGCGCCACCGGGTTGCCAGCCTCATCCACACCCTCGGCGCGGACGCGCTTGACCCGGGTGCGCCCGGTCATGATCGGACCATGCACGAACCCGGAACCGGCTTTGCACGCCGACCTGATCAACTGGCGCCCCAACTTCGGGAACTTGGCCTCGGTCATCTGATCGTCCATCACCGTGCGCATACCGGCACAGCGCTTCTCAGCCTCCGCCAGTTCCTGGGCGGCGATATCGGCCGTGGTCAGCGGTTGCTGCTGCTCGCCCATCATCAACTCGGGCGGCAACGCCTGCCCCATACCATTGAGCACCGGAGCTTTGGCCATCACCGCCGGGTTGGCCAGCGCTTCCTGCAACTCCGGGTCGGGCGTTGGCCCTATGTCCCAGCCGCGCTCGTTCGAGGGCAACAGCATGTTGATGATCTTGGCCGTGATCTGGTCGGTGATCTGGCGGGTGATGTGCACCACCGGTGCCTCGTCAGCGGTCTTGCGCCCCCTGAGCGGCTTGTTCTTGGTGTTCTCGTTTGCCCCATCGGTCCAGCCGTTGTACTGCTGCAGCGCCTCGATGATGCGGTCCTCGATCGGCCCCTTGTGCCGGATTGCCCGGTCGCGTAACGGCTCCAGCCGGGTCGCCAGATCAATCAAAAGGCTCTGCTGTCCATGCGGCTGCGCCCCTTGGCTCTGGGCGTCGCCATAGCTTGAACGGATGTTCTCCGCGTAGTTCGGGGTATCCGCCATCAAAACAGCTTCCTTTCAGAGAACTTCACGGCTTTAACGCCACTATCCGGGCGCCGCTTGGGCGGCCTGGTTTTGGCGATTTGCGGGCCCTTCACCACGCCGTAGCGGAGCGCGCTCATCAGGTCGTCGGCCTCGCCCACGATCTTGCCTTTTTCGTCAGTGTGATAGGTTTCATACTCGCCCTGGGTCATTGGCAATGTGTTGAAGAACTTGAGGCGGTCGGTCGCCAAACGGTCAGTCACTTCCAGCAGCCCGGCTTCCATCGCTTTGTCAGCCGGCACAAGGTGCAAGCCAAGACCGTTGTAGATGTCAATCATCCGCTTCCCGTTTTCGATGGAAGCGTTGTGGTCAGCCGAACCCCGAATCCAGTCACCACGCGCCTGAATGGCTACCGCATGAACTGGCGGTACCGCCTCGGCAACGCGGTGCTCGGAGTAGACGTACATCACATCTTCTTCACGGTCCCATGCGAACCACAGCGCGGCGGTCGGATGTTTCCAGCCAAAGTCCAGGCCATAGAACCGTGGCCACCAGTCGGGAATTCGGAACGGGGGGACACTCACTTCGTCCCAAGGCCGCGTGAATATCGCGCCACTTCCCATCTTTGGCTCCCCATAGCGCCGCGCCGCCATCTCATAGCGCGGGAATTCAGACTTGTACCGCTCAATCATTTCCGGCGTGATGTGCGGCACGTCGTCCCACGCGATCTGGCCGTACCATGCCTGCTCATCTTCGGGGTCTTTGCCGCGCAACCGCATTTCGCGGGTCAATTCGGTCAGGCCCTTGATCGGCGTGTAGGACAGCATCAGGAACCCGTCATTGGTCATGAGCCGCTGGATGTTCTCGCGGTGCAACAGCACGTCCGGTTCCTCGTCCTCCCAGATCAGCATCGGCTCGGTGGACTCAAAGGCCTCCCGCCCGGCCTTGTAGGTCAGGACGTTGATCTCGTTCAGGTAGCCATCCTTGTGTTTGACGAAGATGGACTCGTACAGGTTGGCCGTGCCGTGATCCAAGCGGCACAGGTCCCATTCAATGCGGTCCCTTGGAATCAATCCGCTGCCTTTCTCGCCACCAGGCCAGCCCAGCAGCTTCTTCTGGATGGACTTGCGCACCTTTTTGCCGTCGGTGCCGCTCACTAGGCTTTGAAACGGTCTCGTGATTACCCTTCCAGGCCACCAGGGCTTGTAGTTGCCGGTGACGTGAGCGGCCACCTCATAGGCGCAACCCTCAGTCTTTCCAACTCGGTTGCCCCCGGACAGCGTGCGAGTCATGTGTGACTTGCCGGCCTCGAAGAACTCCATGTGCTTTGCGTACAGTTCCCGGCGCAGTGGTCCCTCATCAGGGAACAGCCGGTCGAACTTCTGGAATTTCAGCCGGTGCAACTGCTCCTGCAATACCCGGATACCGGCGAGCTTGTTTTCCAGCAGCGCCTGGTCCACACGCTCCGGGCTGGCCACGGACTAGACCTGCAGGACTTTGGCGATGTTTTCCAGCAAGGCCAGGAACTGCGGATCGGTCTGGTGAATCAGCACTGTCGCATCGTCTGGCAAGGCATACGGGGCACCGCTGGCGAGGACCAGTGACCAGCGCCGCATGGCCTTACCACCAATCTGCTTGGCCTCGACCAGCACCTGCTGCACCTGATCAGCGCGTATGACGCGGATCACAGTCTTGCCGGACTTGACCTCCTGGACGTATATCCAGCCGCTCATGCCAGGACCCGCACTTCAGCCCTCTCGCATGAGTCATCGCTTCGGGCGCAACCATCCCGAATCCTCCGCGCCACAGCTACCATGCGATCCTGTGCTTCCCGCCAAACCACGCTAAAGCGCTCATCGCACGGCGGACAAATCAGTTCAACACCATCGAAAGCCTTGCGCACTGACAAAGGTGCGGGTACCAGTTCCATTAAACCCAGTGGGTCCCACTGGGACGGAGGCACCGACTCGAACGTCCCTTCCGCGTACTCTTTCAAGCACAGGTCACATTTGTTGATCTTCATGTCGCGGTACTCCTAAGTGGCCCCTTGGTGGTTGCAGGGGCCGGACTCGAACCGGCAACCTCCGGAATATGAATCCGACGATCTGCCAAATTGATCTACCCTGCGGGAATTAAAAAGCCCCGGCCAGCAACGCCAACCGGGACTCATTCAGTCACGCCGATTAAGCGCGGTAGCCCAGCAGTTCGATCAGGAACTTGCCGGCGGTGAAAATGTCTGGCGTGTCAGCCGCGCCGTTGACAACGTACAAATACGAATTGGCTGGCGGGACGCCCGCAATAGGCACTGCACCATCGGATGCCGCTTGAACCGCCGGGGTCACAATCACAACCTCGTCGCTCTCGCTGGTGATGAGATCTTCGTAGACAAGCGTCCCGTCGCCGGCCGAATAGATGCCGAGGTCCGTAAGGCTCAAGGGGGCTTCCAGGCACTGAATCGTGCCACCAAAGATCGTGCCGTTCTCGGCCGCCGTGATCTGGCCGATGTGGCAGGGCAGCGCGGTATCCTCGACACCAATCACATCCAGGTCACTGTCGGCCGAAGTCAGTCCGGTCAGGTCCAGCAGGATACGGGTGGTCACAATCCCGCCGTCTTCTTTCACAGACGACTGGTAGATCGTGCCCGTGCCGGTGGTAATTCCAGTACCAGCCTCGGTAGCCAGTTCCTCGCCCTGCTTCAGGGCAAGCGTGTCCACCAGGTCCACCATGGCCTTCTTCAAACCAGGCAGGGACAATGCCGCCGCCTGAATGGAGCGGTACAGCCCGCTCCGGGTCGCTCTGTTGCTCATCTCACTCACTCCCGCGCGTTCTCCGCGCCATTGCTGCAGCCAGACAATCCAGCCGCGCTATTGATAGGCTTTGGCTATACCAAGCCCGATACTTACCCGAGAATTTTCGCACTTCACTCCTGTTTTAATAGGCAACGCCTATCACCGAAGCGTAAGTCATTGATTTTCAGCACCACCATCATGCCCGAGCAACGCCTGTTTCTCGCGCTCCAAGCGCTTTTCCAGTTCTTCGAGCTCTTCCAGGGTCAATTCCTGCAACGGGCGTTCGGTCATGACATGCTTTTCCTCCCGCCAGTTCTCACGCTGCCGGTTGCGCAGCCACAGGCTCAGGACCTTCGGGTCCGGCGGGTAATGCTTGACCGTATTGACCCGGACCACCTCCCCCTCATGCAGGAATATCTTTTCCTCCGGGTGCGAATAGCCGACCGCTCGTTGATAGGCTGCAAACGCTACTTCCGCATCAGCCGGAGTCTTCCCGCGCCGAATGGCCTCGGCAAACTCGGGGTACTTATTCTTCCACTCGTACAGCGTCGCAACGTGCACATGAAACTGCTCGGCCAGTTCCTCGTCGGTGCATTTGAGCAAACACAACTTGTAAGCCTGCTCAGGGAAGGTCTTGTTGTATCTGGTCGGGCGCCCGCCTTTGTTGGGCAGGTACTCACCCTCTAAGCTTTTACCGTTCCCCTTCTTCCGGGCTGTTTTCTTGCGGCTGGCTTTCTTCGCAGCCATCACAGGTTGGCGAAGAAGCGCTCGGCCATCATCGCTGGTATCTTGACCGGCACAGCGTTCGTTCCCGGGCGCAGATAGCACCATTGCGGGCTGACCGCGCACAGGCCGCGCTTGCACATGCTGATCAGGGTCGGGAACTGGCGCTGTAACTCCATCTGTTCATCTGTCCGGTTGATGCCACCGGCAAGCTGTATTCCGCGCATGTCAGCCGAACAGCACTCTCAGCTTGCGTGCTGCTGCCAATGCCGAATGGGTCACCGAGAACAGGCCGGGCGTGTTTAACGTGATCGAAGTCTTGTTGTTGGTCGGATCAAGCTGGGCGGCTACCGGTGTTGCCTGATCATCGTAGGTTTGCTGGAAGCCGACGCCATCGGCGTGCCACAGCGTCACGGTCTCCGCGCCAGTGATTCCAGCACATACCAGGCTCGGCTTGGAGTTGTTGCGGAACATCCAGCCCGGGATCTGGAACGTGATGTCGCCGGCTGTGGATTCCGCGGACGTGCCAAGATTGGCCACGGTCAGTTGCTTGCTCATGCGTTTATTCCTCCACTCATGATCTGTTTTCGCACCCTGGCAATCAGCCGGGCTCTCAGCTTATGGGCGCAGATTTTGCGGGCTTCCGGTTCATCGGCTGTCGGTCTACGGTGCGCCCAGGTCTTGACCGTGCGCTCCAGCCCGTTCTCAAACACGGTCATCACCCACACATCGGCCTTGATGTAGTCGCTCATGGCTGCGCGGCCCGAATCTTGGTCATGCGTCCATCGCAGTCCCGCAGCGCCTCGGCGTTGGCTTCGGCTACCGCTTGCAGCAGTTCATCGTTCGAGCGCGGCGGCGCAGCGAGCACCACAAGATTGCAAGGCGCCATCCATGCGTCATCAAGGGCCGTCGGAACCGGAACCTTGACTTCCTTCAGCTCCACCCGCACAGCCGGCGGTGAGGTGCTCACACACCCAATCAGCAATGCTGTCAGGCAAAGGCTGAGCGCTCCAGGTTGCGGCATCGGTGTCATTGGCGAGAATCCTCTCAAGTTCGGCGTTGGCCGTGGCCCGGTCCCGGGCGCGTGCGGCGCGTTCATTTGCCAGTTCAGCGGTCAGCTTGGCGCGTTCTTCGTCCCAGTTGCCGGCGTGCTCATCCCACAGATCAGCCCATGCGGCATTGGCCGCTTCCAGGCTGTCAATCGTTTCCAGGTTGGCGGTGTTGGTTTCTTTGTAGGTGGCGATGGTCTGTTCATGCGTGGCTATTTTCGTGCGTGCCTTGTCCAAACGGGCATCCGACAGCCACAGTAGGCCGCCAAGGATCAGGCTCAACAGGCCAAGGCCACCCAGTCCGTAGAGCAAAGCCTAGTCTCCCGACCGCGCCTTGAATGCGTTTTTAAGCCGCTGCCAGTTGTCGGCGATGTAGATAGCACAGGCGACGGTTGCGACTATGTGAAAAATGAACTCAACCATGATGTTCCTCCTCGATCTGCAGCAGCGCGAACCATTTCTCGATACTGGCAACGTAACCCAGCGTCTCGCGTGAGTTATCAGGGCCGGTGACATTGACCATGGACGGCGCAATGTCACGCCAGAGCAGAGCCCCGCCGGCCAGGGTTTGTGCCTTGAGGACGCGCCCTTGTCCTGCGTTATAGGACGCGACCTGAAGCCTCCATCTTTCCAGTATGGGGCGGGGACTTGACCAGAAAACGCGCAACTGGCGCATGTGCCTGGCCGCGCACTTGATGTTGTGCCGGCGGCTGAACCTTGACACGTTGCGCAGGTTCTGCGCCTTCATGCAGTCATTCCACGTCTTGGGCATGAACTGGCACTCGCCAGCCGCGCCGCTGCGCTCGTTGTAGGCGTTGGCGTCCAGTCGGGATTCCTGGTAGCACTGGGCAATCAATCTCATCCCAGGCTCATCCAGCTCGCCCATGTAAAGCCCGGCGTACTGGTGATACCAGGCTTCGTGGTGGCTATCCTGGAACCCGTGAAAAGACCAGGCCGAGGAACAGCAAAGCGCCAGCAACACGCAAGCCGTAATAGATCGCAATCGCATAATTTCCGGCCAGCAACGCCGGCAGAATGTCCTTCGAGAAACTGAGCCCACGGTAAAGATTGTTCTCAGAGATCTTGATCGACTTGTCCATCCTGCGCAGCATGAGCCACGCGCAGATGAAGCCCACGACCGCCACCGACAGGTTGGCAGCCAGGTTGATAAACTGAACTTTGAACATGCCTTCATCCTCGTTGTCCGCGGAACTTGCCCGCCAGCAGCAATGCCAGCGCAAGGAACCTCATTCATTGCCCCTCATTGACGCTATTTGCTTGTTGACATCCTCAATTCGGTCGCGAATCTCCGTGTAGACCTCGGCATCATGAGCTATGTGCTCATCAAACTTCTTGAGATGCGCGGTAAGCAGCGCCTCAAGGCGCATCAGCAGGTCAGTATTGGTCTTTGAGCGCCCCGCCTGGGTGCTCATCCAGTACACGCCGGCCACGATCATGCCGGTGAAGGTCAGCAACAGGCCCACCAGGGTTAACCAATTGCCGGCGGTGAAATTGCCGGACATGTACGTGGTAGTCGCCCAAGCGGAAGCCGCGAAAGCCCCCACAAGCGCGGCCACCAGAATCAAGGTCGTGACAAAACGTGGCACCCGGTCAACTCCGTTGAAATAGGTTGTGGTCATTTAAATTGGACAAGACCCCGTCCTCCTCCTCCGTTGCGACACGGTTAATTACAGCGAAGCTGGCCCGCTTCGAGGCAGGCTTCTTCTTTCAGCATGTCCTCGATGTCGGCATCAATCTCGGCCAACAACGTGGACTTTTGTTGTTCATTTATCTTCGGGTCAGACGCTACCTGCGCCCGGTAAATCTTCGACTTGCGTAGCTGCTGGCGCACGTCCCTGAGTTCGCGCCAGACCAGCTCCTCGTGCGTCTGGGAGGCTTCGGCTCTGGGCATCAGCCATGCCTCAATGCCGGTCTTGCCGCCGCCAACCAGGGCAGCGGTAATCATCACGGCAGCCGCCACCTTCTGCCAGGTTGTCAGGGCATCCAATACTTTGCTCATCCGGTCCCCCGCTTCAAGCACAAAAAAAACCGCCTCGGGGGCGGTTGTAGGTGACAGCTTTGCTTAGTATGGATATTAGCATGGGGTAACCCCTCAAGTAAAGCGCTCAGTGCGAAACTATTTCATTTTCAATGCCATCGCGCAACGCCTCCACACTCTCCCTGACCCCGCGTATCGCTTCCGGCTTCACCGCCGGTTCGTACCTGTACAGATTGGTCGCGTACGGGGTTTGCTGCACTCGCCTAGTAACCAGCAATGTCGCCTTCTCAAGCGCCGTGGCCCCACGGGTATCTTCACCCGCCAGGTTGTACCAGCCCCCCTGCCCACGGGCGCCGGGAAAGGCCGCATCCAGATCAGCAGCCAACTGCTCACGCAACTCCAAAGCCTGTTTGAAACTCGGTACCATCGTGTAAACCGCCACCCTGGTACGCAATGGCGATGACCGAATCAGGCGCCTTATGCGTTCTTCCAGGTTCTTGCCGATCCCAAGGGTCAGGTACTGCGGATAGGCCTCCCCGGCGCTCATCATGAACACCTGAAAGGGCGGGCCAACGCGCCACAACACGTTGCCGACGTACCTGTAAATGGTCACATTGCTCTCGTTTACCAAACCCGGCAAAGA